AGCTGCCTTCACTCAACGCCCGAGCTTGACGGCGACGCGCGCTGGAGCTGCGCGCGTTACAAGCGGGACCTGACGCTCGACGACCAGCAAGCGGGCTGTGACCGCCATCTCTTCCTGCCCAGCCTTGTGCCCGGCGACCAGGTCGACGCCGACGGCGAGGCCGAGCAGATCACCTACCAGGTCACGCGCGGCGAACTCGCCGGTCAGCGCTGGATCGACGGCAAACCCCGTGAGGTCTCCCATGCTTAAGGCCGACGCCGGCACGCTGGCGGCTGCGATCAGCCGCGTCCTTCCGGTCATCGAGCGCCGGAAAACCATCCCGATCCTCAGCAACGCGCGCCTGCGCGTCGAGGCGGGCGTGCTGACCGTCTCGGCGACGAACCTCGACGTGCAGATCGACGCCGAGGCGACGGTCGAGGGCATCGCGCCCAGCACGGAGACGACGATCAATCCGCGGCGCCTGCTGGCCATATTGCGCCTCCTCGGCAAGCGCGAGGGCGTCGAACTGGCGGTCGAGACGGGCAGGGCGTTCCTGACCTGGAACGGCGGTCGCGCCGCGCTGCCGACGATCCCGGCCAGAGACTTTCCCGACATGGCGATGGACGCGCGCAAGCTGCCGGATGCCCCGCTCGGCGGCGACGTGCGCGAGGCGCTGGCCAGGTGCTTCCCGTTCATTTCCCGCGAGGAAACACGCTACTACCTGAACGGCGTCTGCCTGTGGCCGGACAAGGATTCCAGCTTCCTTGTCGCCACGGACGGCCACCGGCTGTGCTCGATGCCATCGGGCGAGGGCCTGCATGCGCTGGCGATGGCCGTCGAAGGCCACGCGCCGATCATCCCGCGCGACACCGTCGGCATCTGGCTCGACATCGCAGCCGGGACCGATCTCACGCTGCGAATGCAGGCCAACGCCGCGAAGGCCGAGTGGTCCGGCGAGGGCATCCGCTTCCGCTCCAAGCTGATCGACGGATCCTTCCCACCCTGGCAGCGCGTCATTCCGAAACGCGAGGAATGCCTGAAGCTGACGCTCGACCGGCCGGCATTCATGCGCGCCGCGACCGTCATCGCAGCCGCCGCGCCGCGTCCGTACAGCAGCGACGGCTTCATCATCGTCGAAAACGGACGGGCCCAGCTGCAGGCCCACAACAACAGCCTGGAAGGGGTCGCCGTCGATCTAGGACCGGTCGATGGTCCGACCGTCGAGGTCGCGGTCGAGCCGAACAAGTTGCTGCAGGCGCTGCGCGCGACGCGCGGCTCTTCGCTGACGCTCTGGATCGAGCCACGCGGGCCGATTCTCTTCGTCGGCTCCGATGCACAGATCGGCGAACAGGTTGTGCTCATGGCGCTGCGCTCGGCGACGCGGCCAAGCTTCTCAGCCCCTCCGATGGCGGAGGCGGCATGAGCCTCGAAACCTACCGCGCCGAGATCGCCAAGAAGCGCGTGGCCTTCCAGCCGCGCGGCCTCAGCAAGGTCCCGGCCCTCAACGCCAGTCTCTTCCCGCACCAGGAAGCGGTGACCGACTTCGCGCTCCGGACCGGGTCCTCGGCGCTCTTCCTTGACACCGGCCTCGGCAAGACCTTCTGCGCGCTTGAGTGGGGCAGGGTGATCGTCGAAGCGACGAACAAGCCCGTGCTCATGCTGGCCCCGCTCGCCTGCGCCGCGCAGCACCAGGGCGAGGGGCAGTCACGCGGTATCGACGCCAAGGCCGTCCGCGACCCGCGCGAGGTCCCGCCGACCTATCGAGCTTCCCGCCCGACATGGGGCCACTGCTTTTACCAGGCGGGCTGGCGGTTCGTCCGCGTCACCAAGAAGGGCCAGCACGTCCTCGAATGCTGCCCTGAACCCCAGGAGGCAGCCGCATGAGACCGAAAGACGGGAGAGGCTTGCCGCTGCCAGCGGCGAGCGAGCGGCTGCCAGATGCCGGCAAGCTGCGCCAGGTTGGCGCGATCGCGCTCGCCCAGGACAGCCGTTCCGCGATCATGACGACGGCCCGCAAGATCAGCTTTGTCAACAAGGTGATCAACCACGTCGTCGATGGCGACACGGTCCCGAAGGACGTCTTCGACAAGGACGAGGCGCGCCCCGAGAACACCTGCCTGGTCGACCTCTGGCGGCTCGCCGAGAAGGCCGTTCGGGCGAAGTGCGTCGAACTCGGGATCGCACGCGCATGATCGAGCTTCGTCCTTACCAGCAGGACGCGCTGGACGCGGTCATGGCCTACTGGGCGAAGGGCGGCGGCAACGCGCTCGTCGACCTCGCGACCGGCCTCGGCAAGTCGGTGATCATCGCCAAGCTGATCCAGGACTGCCTGACCAACTACCCGGACATGCGCATCATCAACCTTGTGCACGTCCGGGAGCTCGTCCAGCAGAACTACCTGGCGCTCATGCGGCTCTGGCCGCAGGCGCGCGCCGGCATCTTCTCCGCCGGGCTCGGCAAACGCGACACGCACCGCCCGATCCTCTTTGCCTCGATCCAGAGCGTCTTCCGCCAGGACGGCTACTCGCTGGGTCACCAGGACCTCGTTCTCATCGACGAGGCGCACCTGGTCCCGGGCGCCGGCGAGGGAATGTATCGCAAGTTCCTGGACAACCTGCGGCGCTCAAGCCCCGATCTCCGGGTCGCCGGCTTCACGGCCACGCCGTTCCGCATGGACAGCGGCCGGCTCGACGAAGGCAAGGATCGCCTTTTCGACGAGATCGTCTACAGCTACGGCATCCGCGACGGGATCGAGAACGGGTTCCTTTCGCCGCTGATCTCCAAGGCGACGCTCGTCCTGCTGAGCGTCGCCGGCGTCGCCAAGCAGGGCGGCGAGTTCGTCGGCAAAGCCCTTGAGGCCGCCGTCGACATCGACAGTTTGACCAAGGCGGCCGTCAGCGAGCTGGCGGAGCTGGGCGCGGATCGCCGCTCATGGCTGATCTTCTGCGCCGGCGTGAAGCACGCGCACCACGTCGCCGAGGCCATCCGCGCGCTCGGCATCTCCTGCCAAACGATCACGGGCGAGACACCAACGCACGAGCGCACGCGGGCGATCGCCGACTTCAAAGCCGGCCGGATACGCGCGCTGACCAACGCCAACGTGCTGACGACCGGCTTCGATGCGCCAGGCGTCGATCTGATCGGCATGCTGCGCCCGACGCTCTCGACGGGTCTCTATGTGCAGATGATCGGCCGCGGCACGCGCTTGGCAGACGGCAAGCCCAACTGCCTCGTCCTCGACTTCGCCGGCAATGTTCGTCGTCACGGGCCGGTCGACCTTATCGAGATCGTGCAGACCAAGGGCTCCGGCAAAGAAGCCGCGACGGTGAAGGAGGACTCGGTCCGGGCGAAGGAATGCCCGACCTGTCACTCGCTCGTCCCGATCAACGCCGGCGTCTGCCCTGACTGCGGCCACGAGTGGCCGGTCGAGGATAAACCGAAGCATGAAGCGCACGCCGACGCCGAGACGCCGATCCTGGCGACAGAGGATATGCTGTCGCGCAAGGCCAAGAAGCTGCTGCCGGAAGAGCACCCGGTCGTCGGCTGGGAGGCGCGCCGACATGAGAAGGAGGGCTCGCCGGCGTCCATGTGCGTGACCTACTTCGCCGGCCTGCTCAGCTTCCGGGAGTGGGTCTGCCTGGAACACGGCGGCTTCGCCGGCAACAAGGCGCGGCGCTGGTGGCTTCAGCATTATCCCGGGTGGGACAGCGAGGGCGTCCCGACCGTCGATGAGGGCGTGCGCATGTTCGCCGAACTGCGGCGCCCGGACGTCATCCTCACGCGCAAGTCGGGCCAGTGGTGGGAGATCGTCGGCCGGCGGTTCGACCAAGGCCAGGTCGAGGAGGCGGCGGCGTGAGCGGCGTCCTCGACTATCTGGCGAGGCTTCTGGGCGCCGCGGCTTTCTGGTTCGTCGTGCTTCCCTGGCAACAGGCCCTTCGCGTGCGCTGTGGGCGCTGGGTGCGCCTGGTGGGTCCTGGCATCTACCTCAGGCTGCCCGTGCTCGATGTCGTCAAGGTCGAGAGCGTTCGCGTCCGCAATTCGATCTCGCCAGTCCAAACGCTGTCGACGTCCGACGGCGCGCTGCTGACCCTCAGCGCCTCTGTCGGCTACGCGATCGCCGATCTGGCGAAGATCTACGGCAGTTTGGAGCACGCGGAGGACACGATCGTCCAGGTCACCCAGGGCGTGATCGCCGCCGCGCCGCTCGGCCACATCGACCGGACCAGCGGCGAGGTCGACCGCGCGCTCTGGGCGCTCGTCGGCCGCACACCGGAACAAGCCCTCGCCGCGCTCGGCGGGATACGACGCCAGGGAGAAACCGAATGAGCGACGGCAAACCGATCTTCCGCATCGACGAGGCGGCGATCCTGAAGGGCGGCGAGGTAGGGGGGCAGTACCTCGACTCCATCGGCAAGACCGACCTGGCCGACCTCAACAGGGCGCAGTGGACCCTCTTCCTGAAGAAGGTCGTCGGCGCTTCCCTGATCGCCGCGATCGGCGACGTCTACGGCGCCCAGATTCCGTTCTAGTCCAATGCTGTCGGGGGCGCTGGACCTTTCACCGTACGCGCGCGCCGCGCCGGAGCTGCTGAATCTCGGCTACCACCCCCTGCCCATCGAGCCGGCCACCAAGCGGCCGGGCGAGTTCAAGGGCGGGGCGTGGTGGCCCATGCGCGAGTGGCAGCGCTACCGCGACCGTCCGCCCAGCGACTTCGAGCGCGGCCTCTGGTCCCGCAACTACGTCGCCGCCAACATCTGCGTCATCATGGGGACCGACGCCGGCCACGATCGCGACGGCCAGGCGCTCCACCTCATCGGCGTCGACATCGACATCGAGGATCCTGACGCTCTCGACGAGCTGATGCGGCAGCTGCCCAACTCGCCCATGATCAAGCGGGGCATGAAGGGCCAGACGCGCTTCTACCGCGCGACCAAGGACATCAAGTCCAAGCCCTACAACCGCGCCTCCGACAAGAAGCGGCTGGTCGACATCCTGACCGGCTTCGACACGCGCCAGACGGTCGTTCCACCTTCCATCCATCCCGACACCGGCGCGCCTTTCATCTGGCTGGCCGGCCCCGTCGCGGCCGCCACGCTCCCCATGTTCGACGAGGGCGCGCTGGAGAAGCTGGAGGAGGCGTTGTCGGCGCTGGGGTGGGACCCAAGCGCCCCCGGACCAGTCGCCAAGCCGTCCGCCGCGCCACGACAGAGCCAGCACGATCCGGACGACATCTGGAGCGAGGTGAAGGGGGCCGCCCTCACCAACCTGGACGCTTGGGTCCCGGACCTCGGCCTCTTCGGACTGCGCCGAGCGCGCGGCGGCTACGAGGCGGTCGCGACATGGCGACCATCATCGACCGGACGGCCGGCGGAACAGCGCAAGCGCAACCTCTCGATCCAGCCGAACGGGATCACCGACTTCGGCACGTCTCAGGGCTATAGCGCCATCGACCTCGTCATGGCCGCTCACGGCTGCGACCAGCCGGCGGCGACCGCATGGCTGCGTGAGCGCCTGGGGCTGACGGACGACAGCGTGGTCTACCTGCCAGCGCCCAAGGCGGCCACGCCGGCCGTCGCTCAACCCGCGTCCCCACCTGAGGCCGCGACTAGTCGGCGTGACCTTGACGAGTTGCCGGACGCGCTGACCCGCGTGCCAGGCCTTCTGGGCGCGATGACTGACTGGATCGTCGATACGGCGCGCCGGCCTCAGCGCGGGCTCTCTCTCGCGGCGGCTCTGACGATCCTGGGAACGGCGGCCGGGCGCAAGTACGCCGGCCCAACCCGGAGCGCGACGCACCTTTACGCCCTCGGCATCGCTCGCACCGGCGCCGGCAAGGATCACCCGGTCAAGCAGATCAACCGCGTGCTGAAGGCGGCGGGGATGCAGCAGCACATTGGCCCGTCCAATTTCATGAGCCTGTCGGCGCTGGTCAACCGCATCATGCGCCAGCCCCTGACCCTCTGCCCGATGGACGAATTCGGCGCGTTCCTCGCCCGCATCAACAACCGTACCGCCAGGGGCGACGAGCGGCAGATTTCGGCCGTCTTCCGCGAGGCCTGGGGCCGCTCGTTCGACACCATGAACATGCCAGCATGGGCGCAGAACGAGCCTGAGCCCGTCGACAGCCCGGCCCTCTCGATCTTCGGCGTCTCCGCGCCCGACGAATTCTACCGATCGCTCTCCGGCGCCGACATCTCCAATGGTTTCCTCAACCGCTTCCTGCTGATTTCGACGGCCAAGAAGCCCGCGGAGCGCGAGCCGAAGGTCGATCCGTTCACGCTGCCGGACAAGCTGCGCTTCGGCCTTCAGGCCCTCTACGGCTCAGGCTCGGCGCTGATCGCCGCCACATCGTCGCAGAACGACATGAGCGGCCCGCTGATCACCGCCTCATGGGCCGACGACGACGCCGAGTGGTGCTACCGGGCCTTCATGGAAGCGCTCGAAAAGCGCGAGGCCGAGATGGACTTCCTCGGCCGCACCGGCGAGATCGCGCTGCGGCTTGCGACCATCCGCGCCCTCGGCATCGATCACGCCACGCCCAGGATCACCGCCGGCGACATGGAGTGGGCGCGCGACCTGGCTCTCTGGTCGGCCGAGCGGATGATCCGCGAGACGTCCGACTACATGGCCGACACACAGAACCAGGCCGATGCCCAGCGCATCATCCGCATCCTGCGCGACAGCGGCGAGATACAGCACGGTGACCTCGTTCGCCTCATGCAGCACCGCGTCAAAGCCCGCGACCTCAAGGAGCTGATCACCGGTCTGATCGAAGCCGGCCAGATCGTCGTGCGCGAGGGCGAAGCCGCCGTTCGCGGACCTAAGCCCCGGTTCTACCGGGTCGCCTGAGGCGCCCGAAACTCTTCACGCTATCTCTTCACATTTGGAAACTCTTCACGCGTGAAGAGTTTTTTGGCGCGCGAGCCGATGCGTGAAGAGATGATGAGAAAGAGGGATTTTGTGTATATAAATCAATTATATAAATTATTCATTCACTTCACAGACCCCCTAAATCATAGAGTCTCTTTGGCGGGGTCTATAACGCGCGGGAAGAAATGAATTTTGGGCGGCAATGCGGGCGACGCCCCGGCCGCTTGACGTGAATCGCGACGCGCTCCAGCTTCCGATCCGCGCCAATCAGCAATCTCGCTGCGGGAAACCCCCGGAGCATCGACACGGCCTCCCTTCGACAAGGAGGCCAGCCCGTGACCAAGTCCATCCGCCGCCAGGAGCGCAAGAAGCGCGCCGCCGGCCGTATCGCCCTGCGCACCATCGGCAACGCTGCCGCCGCACAGGTCGCCCTCAGCCCCGACGAACAGGCCCGCGCCCGCATCCGAACCGCGAACGCCGCCAAGGCGACGCGGGAACGCCAGCGCGCCATTCGACTGCTCAACCCGCTTCGCGATCCGCCGCCGGACGAGAACGTGGTTTCGCTCCAGACCCGCGCACAGGCTCAGCGACGCCTGGCCGACGCCCTGACCGAAAAGGCGGCGATGGCCGGAACCGCCGGACGCACCGCGCGCCGCGAACGCAAGGTCTACCTTGCCGAAGCCCGTCGCCTCGATATCGACGCCCAGGCCGCGCGCGAACGCCAGCTCGCCGATCACCGCCAGCGCCAGGACAACCACGAGATCGAAACACAGGCCAAGGTCCGCGGCGAGGAACTCGAGGAAGTGGCCACCGAGGTTCCCGAATGGGTGCGCGACGAACACGGCGCCGTCGTTCGCGACGATCGGGGACTGC